TGACCCTGAAAACGTAACAGTTTCTCCTGGCTCTAAATCAGTACCTGCTGTAGGGACTCCATTATCTCCTCCGATTCCAGCTGCAGTAGTTCCAACATTAGCAAAAGTTACAGAAAATGCGCCTGCAGTTATAGTTCCATCACCGGCAAACCTATTAAGACTAGGTGTTTTATTTGCATTACCTTTAATTTCAGTATCTATAGATTCTAATTCCGAAAGTATAAGTGCTAATACAGCTGCGTCAGATAAATATTTTATTTCACATGGTGTAGGTAAAACAACTGCCGTGTTGCTTCCTGATCTGTAATACACAGGAGATGCAAATATACCGGTAGCAGGATCAAATATTCTAATTTCTAAATAAAGTCCGTTTAAAGATGAGTTTGAACACAAAGTTACATTAACGGTTTTTGCTTCATAATCATTATCTGCAGCTACTATATTGTCTGCTATATTTGAAAGTCCTCGCAGTACTTTTAATTGCCAAGAGGCATTTTGCAAGCGATCATTTAATATTGACATAATAAATTTTTTGGTTAGTCTAAGTATATAATATACAAAATATATTCTTTCTATACAACAAAAAAGGGAAGCTAATGCCTCCCTTTAATTTATATAGATGATACGGTAGTTAATACTTACCTAGAATATCTGCTTCTTTAGATACAAATTTAACATCTCCATTAAATTCAATGGTGTCACAATAAGATAATGTTTTTGGTGTTATTAACACCTCGTCACCCGGTTCACAAAAAGTTACTTCTTTGCCAACAGCATATACTTTTAGTTTAGAATACTCTTTTACTAAATCAGATTCCATACTAGCTTTAGCTTCTGGAGATAATTCAAAATCTTTAATTTTACTCTTAAATGCAGGTTTATCTAAAATAACCGCATTACTTTTCCATACTTTAATTGTGGGCATCTTCTTTTGTTTTTATTTGTTTATAAAATCTTCCTAATATGTTTCCGTTAAGATACTCTTCCTTTTCTAGCACCCCTAACTTAAATTGATACTTTGTTTCTTGATACGTTAATTCTGCTTTAGAAAAACAAATCTTTAGAATCCTTCTTTGAATATCGTGACCATCTTTATGCGCTTTCTTTAATATTACATTGCTACTATAATAATTTTGATAGTTTAATTTCTTTTCTACGATATATTTCTTAGCTCGCTTATCAGTCATTTGAGCGATAAACTTTTTTGAGAATTTTTTTTTACGGTTTGAATGGAAGTTCTTTTTTCCGATATAAGATACAACTTTGCTATCTACTACAGCAATCATCTCATACACAAATCCGATAGCACCTTCTGGAATATCGGAATCTTCAAAAGACTTAAAACCAAATCCTCCAGGCTTTTTGTATTCCCAACTCATAAAACAAATATAGGAATAAATATTTATTGTTTAACCTCTTGCCCAAGTATGTTATACTTTTTAAGAACGGGCTTGCTATTTCTGTAGATATAAACTGGATCAAATGTTTCTGTAGTTCCATCAATATCTGTTTGCTCTAACCTATAATAAATATAACCTTCACTAAGATCTCTATCGAAGTATTCATATTGTTGCAAGTATGTAGAAAATCCTGCAGCTTTTATAGTTGTAAGATTTAACCAATCTGTACCATTACTAGATTTATACACTTCAAAATAATCACTTTGGTATTCTGAAGCTGTTTGAAAATTTATTAGATTACCATCTTCTTTTAAAGCAACTGTAAAATCTAATAATTCAACAGGAAGTGGTTGTGGATCATATATAGAAAGAAAACTTATGTGAGAATATTTACCATTTATGTTACCAGAACCTCCGGTTGTATTTAAAACAAACGCAAGAGCAATCGTTGTAGTGGGTAAAGTAACTCCATAAAACCCATTAAGATTAGATATGTCATAGAAAGACCAACCGTTGTCATAAAAATACAATCCAAGAATATCACCATTACGGACATCACTTTCTTGACTCCAGAGTAACTCAACATTGGACCATGTGCTAAAATCATAGATTGGACTTTGGAATACATAGAACTCACCCGCCAAATAGTTTCCTGTAATATTAAAACAAAGATCCCCAGCATGAGAACCTGTGTTACCCCCTGGACTAACCCACTCGCCAGCACCATCAAAGCTATTAAAATCTTCATCAATTTGCCCATAACTTTCTCCTAAAGCCAATACTAATATAAATAAAATTCCATATCGCATATAATAATATACGGATAACTCTAACAAAAGTCAAATTTAAATCTGGGTAATTTACCCCCCGGGTATATCATTGTGGGGGTGGGGTATATTGTTATTTATCCCCCGGTCCTTCGTCAGCAGGGGCCACCCCCCATGAAACTTTTACATGCTACTGTGTGTGTCAGTTCATGCTAGACTTTCTCTCACTCTCACTCGCTTCGCTCGTGAGTTCAGTGTGTTTCATTCTCTACTACTCATGACATCACATGCAAGACAAGACTACTACATGTATCATGCAAGACAAGACAGTCATGTGTATCTATGTATATAGGCTTGTATCTTAGATGCCTCTCTCTATAAGATGTATATGTATATGTGTTAGCAACATGAACCTTTCGGCCTTATGGGCCTCAAGGTTGGTACTCTATATCTAAACTTAAATGATAAATCATTTATTAATCAGGGGAGTGTAACAGCTCCCCATAATACCCTTTAACTATGTTAGAATTTATAATATTCGGAATAATAGATAATCTTGTAATGATTATCGGAGCAATGACAGGATGTGAAGTGGAGAAGTATCTCCCTAAACAATTCCAAAATGGATTAGGCACAGTCGTTGGTGCAGGATTAGGTAACGCTACAAGTGATTGGCTTGGTGGTGCAGGTGCAGGTAACTTGGCTATGGCAAATGGAACAGCTCTTGGTTGTATCATTGGGCTTGCATTCATACCTGTAATACTATTCCTTAAAAGAACTTTAGGAAAGAAATAATAGTAGATGATGATCGGGGCCTTATGGGCCCCTTCATCTTTCATATCTTTTAGGTACTCTATATCTAAACCTAAATGATAAATCATTTATTAACAATTTAATTTAATGGGTTGCTACCTTATAGCTAAAACAATTATGAATTATTCTCAAAATAGAAAAAACTTAAAAGGATTCCTTGGTTGGTCAGGATTTACATTGGCTATACTTGGTATTGCATTAATGTTAACAGGTAGTAACATGGATGGTACATATGTACAATGGCTTGGTGTTATTGTAGGAGGAATTGCTTGTGTATTACTTGTTGGTTGTAGTGTCACAGATGTGTACAAGAAACCAAAGAAGATTGTTCACCCACTCTATACTCCATACGAACTATACAAAATAGATATGGGTATTGAAGAAGGTTCTGATAAAGAGAAGATGATGGATAGATTCCATGCCAAGTATTCTCCAATCAAAGGAACAGAATTATAATATTAACCAGCAGGGTGTAAAAGCCCTGCATAAAATCTAATCAGTTGAAAACATACCAACCAAAAAGATTGTGGATTGCTCTAGGAGTAATTGCAATCGCAGGATTATTGTGCTCATCTTGTGCTACAAGATATGTACAATGTGATGCCTATGGGCAAGTTGATAACACAGAGGAGGCTATCAATCAAACAAAGTAATTAACCGGGGGCAGTAATGTCCCCATATTTTTTTCCTGATCACCACTCTCTCTCGGTGTTCAGTCATTCTTCCTTCACGAGTTAAAATGCCTGGACTTATATGTCCAGTCAGTATGGTGCTCCCTCGCCAGGCTTCACACTCCGCGTTCAGCCAACGGCTCGCGAGTAAATTATGCTGCATGGTTTTTACTATCATCACCGTAAAAATAATTTTCAATCAATTTTTACTCTGACTCAGTACAACCCTGCATCACACTCGGCAAGCAGATCACTCCGTGATCACTATGCCTCGCTTCACCCACTCTATACCTTTCGGGCTTATGACCCTTAAGGTAAGTACTTTAATCTAAACTAAAATGATAAATCATTTTTGAAGAATGGTGTGTCCAAGGAGGTTGGGTAAAAACACAACCCTACAAGAAGAGCCATGTTTGAGCATCTTGTGGGTACCGTAAAGCATAATATCCCTCACAGAGTTCGCGACTTTGCACACCATCTTCAATCTTACATTATGGCTAACAGTCCTTATAGACTGTAGTCCTACCACCAACCCGCAAACGGGTGGCTAACCCTTTGTTAAGGGGTTAGGTAGGCATAAAAAATGCGAAGGAGTGTGCACCGAGTAGCATTTTTTGTCCTTAACATGATACAGTTGAACAATAGTAGGCTGTTGACGAAAAACACCCTTCCTCCATCTGGGGAGGGGTGCGTTGTTTTTTTTATATTATATATATTAATATCATTCTCTCTACAGTCCCTCCGCTTCGCTCCGGGTTCTTAAAACTCTTTCAATCACCCACTCTCTATCTACTATCATACTATCACTACTATCATTCTTTCATCTGACCTCGCTCCGCTCGGACTCTTAACACTCTTTTCATTCCAGTCGCAAGCTGCTTCGCTCCGCTCAGCCCTATGCTCCTATTCGCTCGGCCTTATGGGCCTCGCTCAATCCACACCCTGTTAGGTACTCTAATCTAAACTTGAAAGATAAATCTTTCTTTACGCTTCGCGTACTATTCACCATTTTCGGGTGCATAGCAATATTGCCCTTGCAGGTAATAGAGAGATACGGTTTAACGGGTGTTACCGACATAACAAACACACCCATCATTTTGCAAAATATATAGAAAATATGCAAAATTTTAGTTCACTCTCTCTTAAAGACCAAAGAGATGTAGTATGGCAAAACAGGAATGAAGAAGACTTGAGTAAAGCACTTCTTGCATTTCGTGAAATTCCTAATGATGCAGAGTCCAAATTTCGTAAGAAAGTGGAACTGCAAGCAATATCTGAAGAAGATATTGTTGCATTAGGAGCCTTGATACCAACTTCTGATACAGAAGAGGGTGCTGTTTCGGATACTGATGTTGTAGTAACTACAGGCTTAACTGTACAAACTACTTCAGACGGTACTCCTTATACCACAATGGAATTAGAACTCGTTGAGATTAAATACTCGGGTACTATGTTCAATTTTGCGTATAAGAATGAAATAGTCTGCGTAAACCAAGATACTCAACTTATGTTGGCTTATGACGCAGGTCTTATTGAGGTAGGAATGATGTTGCATTTTAATGTAACAGCAGGAATACCACCATTCAACAGAGTTGGTAAACGCTTATTCAGCAATTACATCCCTGTTACGAATGAATCCAATGGTAGGATTAATAAGGCTGTTCACGCTGAACTCTTTGAATCTATTCTTGACTCTATGAACGAGAAGAAAGGTTTGGAGAGAAAGGGTATTGCCACTATTGCTAAAAAGCGTGGTACTACCGTAGGTAAAGTCCGTGCTCAATTAAAAGCACAACGTGAGACTGCCGTGGACGCTGATGTTGCAGACCTTATCGCTGAATTGGATAGCCTGTAAGTCACATTGAGTTAAGATAATACTCCCTCTTTGGAGGGAGTCTTCTCTTTTTACATTGGGATCGCTCTATTGAAACCCCTTCGGTTTCAAACCGCTTGGTCATAACTTCCCGCTGGGGGCTCAACAGAAACCTCTTCGGTTTCTTTGCCGCAGGGCTTACATCCCGCGGAGTTACCATCCCATTGTAGTAGGAACAGTACCATAGTGTTGCATAGTGAACCACTATACAAGTTACAGTACCACAGTGTAAACCGTGAACCAACCTCACTTAAGTTACTATCATCAGAGTAAAAATGATTTTTGATTCTGTATTTGTATCCAAGATACTATCATCAATATTAAAAACAATTTCTAAAAACACAATAACATGGCACAACCAGCCCCATCAATTAAAACCTTTAACCCTACTGTAGTTGTAACTCTATCAATTAAACAGTATTATGACTTCAGACTTCTTGCTATAGAAAGAGGAGTTAACTTTACTTCAGAATGCATAGGTAGAGAATACAATGTATTAGTAGAAGAAAATTTTGCCAATTATTGCGGTTATACGCGTAGTAATACGGCAAAAGTATATGAATTATCTACCCCGTGAAGAAAGTAGACTAACTAACTGGGTTTTAAGTAGTTAATTTTTTAGTTAAACAGCCAAAATAGCCCATTTTATGGTAAATTTTATCATATTGTGGGTTTTTTTGTGTCTATGTTAGTCACACACCCCCTAATATCTTAAACATC